GTAGCTTGGAAAAATAATGAAACAGGAAGAGCAACTGCATTAATATTAGGACTATATAAAATAGAAACTAATATCACATTAGCTTTAAGAAAAAAGTTTGAATTCTATGAAGTAGGCGAAGCATAAAGGAGAATAAATGAAATATTTATTTAGAAAGTTATTTAGAAGAAAGAAAAGAAGATATTATCCAAGACCAAGTTTTAAACATATTAATCACTTGGAAACTGAGATATATAACTTACGTACAGAGTTAAATAGTTTAGCTCGTAGTGTTAACAGAAGAAGTGTCAATGGAGTGTACATGAATGAAAAAGATGCGAAAAAGTACAAAAACAACTCTTTCATCTGTAACTAAAAGAATGAGATTCTGGGAGGAGAAGTTTCTTCCTAAGCTTAAAAAACATCACGGCAATAGGTCGAAAGGTGTCTTTCATAGGCTTATGAAGAAATCTTCTACTCTCAGAACATCTTTAAAGAGAAGGAGTAAAGAGTATGAAGTATTATTTGATATTTCTCTTAGAGAGATTCGTGAGCTTATATATACCGCCTACGGAAAGCGATGTAGATATTGTAGGGATATTCTCAAGGTTAGTAATATGGTATGTGACCATAGTATTCCTCTCAGTAATGGTGGGGAATCTGTCAAATCTAATCTTCAAATGATATGTGCAAGATGCAATACAAGGAAGGGTCCTTTAACTCATAAAGCTTATAGTAAGTTATTAGCTTGGTTAAAAAGACAGAATCAAAATACGAGGGATTATATCCTGAGAAAACTAGCAAGGAGTGATGTATTTAAATGATAAGTAAAATATATAAAAATCGATACAAATTAAGACAAGTAGGAAGAATAAAGGGTTCAAGATTTAAAGAAAGGGCAGATGCCTATAGAGATGCAGCAAGAATGTCTAGAATAAGACCTCGTGTTGCAAGAGTAGTTAATTATAAAGATATTGATGAGCAGTAGAGAGCTGTTAGCGTGAGCGCAGACAAGGGTGTTTCGGGTTTTTATCCTTATATTTTCCCAATTTTGACCCTATTTGATACTGCTCATTACATTAGGTAATGTGATGTTACCTCGTCGAAAAGAGAACGGGAGTTGTAAAACCTAAAAGAATTTGAGATTTCTATAGGTATACTCCCAGACTCTAAGGAGAGTTATGATAAGAAGAAAAAATAAAATTAAAATACCATCCATGTGGTCCAGATTAGGATGGATAGAACGAATAATAATGTTCGGAGGACCAATATTTATAATATATGTATTTAACAGAATTATAGGAGGATAAATGATATTATTTGAAGTATATATTTCGTTAATGTTAATGATGACTCCTATAGATGAGTCTTGGAACTACATGAATCCACATCCATATAGATTAAAAGAGTATATAGTAATTAATTGGAATAGGAATGATTTCTATTTTTGGATTGATGGTACTTGGGTTCTAAAGCAAGAAAACAAGAATGATAGCAAACTAAAAGCTAAAGCTAGGAGACAGTGGCATGAACGTCAAACTAAGTAAATTCGATAGAATTGCTATACAAATAAAAAGGCTATTCGGATGGAAAATAAAAGAACTCGCAGAAAGATATTCTGTGACTACAAGGACAATTTATCGTGTATTAAGGAAATAATAAAATACCAAGAACAACTCTATAATAAGGTTTATAGAGACGGGAAATGGATAAGGAGAAGAAAAAATGTCAAACTACAAAAAAAAGACAACCTTAGCCCAATGGACAGACGAACGTCGAAAAAAAGGGCAAAGAAAAGGACAAGAGACTAAGAATAAAAACAAAGTAAACAATGGAGTAAGTCAAACTAAACAACGATATCAGAAAATTAAAGAAGCAGCAAATGGTTGTTGGTGGGTTGAGCAGTATATAATGGGAAGTATAACTTATAGGTCTAACTTTAAAGGTATAGATGATGAGTAAATTTTTCGATATTGATTTACCATTTGGAGAGAAATATGAGGATACATTATCAGAAATTCTAACCTCCAATACTAATCGTAAAATTGAAGTAAAGACTGAAAGAGATATATGGAAATCGACTGGCAATATTTATGTAGAATTGGCTTGTCGTGAGGCCTTTAGTGGGTTGGTGTCCACTAAAGCAGATTGGTGGGCAACTATACTTACACTCGATGGAGCTATTGAGGGTATTGTTATACTGCCTACCAATCTGATGAAAAAAAGAGTTAAAACACTAATAAAAGACGGGATAGCAGAGTATCCTGTCTATGGTGGTGATGATGATAAAAGCGTAGGCGCTTTAATCCCAATTAAGGAGTTAATGTATGAAAAGAGAGATTGAACTATATAAAGAAAATATAGATATAAAAAGACATGATTCAGGTTCAAGATGGTACGCTCCTAATGGTTCTAATAATTGGAAACCATCAGTAACAACTATTATAGGAGAAACCTTACATAAAGGTAAAGGTTTTGAAATGTGGCTAGGTAACCATCCAAGTTACAATATAGCCTGTGAGGAGAGAGACAAGGCAGCAGATAGAGGGACGGCAGTGCACGAACTAGCTGAAAAGTTTATGCATGGCG